TTGCCCCAGCCAATGTCGCTCTCGCGCTCATAGCGCACGTCGATGGGCTCCATCCCGGGCAGCACGGTGTCGAGATGCAGTTGCGATTCCTCGTGATTGTACGAACCGTCGATGCGCAGCGTCACCAGTTGCGGCACGATGGCTTCGGCACAGACGAACCGCTCATCGTTGACGAAGTCCTCGGTCATGATCGCCCAACCGGCCTGCCCGGGGATCGCAACCCGTTCGTAGTCGATGCTGTTGCGGCCATCGACGGTCTTTTCGAACGTGTAAATCTGCATCGGATAATCGACGCCACGGATGCGAAGATAGGCCTTGCGTCCGTGCAGAGCCTCGCCGTCGTCGAGCCCGACGTGCCAGCCGCAGCCGCCGTCGCCGCAGAACAGGACATCGACGCCGTCCCAGCCAACACCTTCCTCGAAGGTGATGCGCAGCTCCGGCAACAGATGTATCCAGAAGTCGTAGGCTTCCTTGCTCATCGACGGCGATGCGAAGAACGATTGCGGCGGCCTGATCGCCTGCACCACGTTGTAGCCGCCGGTGAAGTCGCGGCCAGCGTAGTGCAGCGCCATCTCGATGCCAGCTTGCGTGCCGCGCAGCGATTTATATTCGAACTGCCGCGCCACCCATTCGCGCTGCGTGCTCTCGCTCCAGCCTTGCTCCCACAGCAGCACGCCCTGCGCATAGCCGAGATAGGGCAGGTTGTTGTAGCTGATCTTGTACGGGTCCCACTGGTCGGCGATAATCTCGGCATAGGTGCCGATCAGCCGCTCACCATCGACATCGGCCATCGACTTCTCAAGGCCGGAAGCCGAGCGATACAGCAGCTTGCCGCCGGGATGACTGATGATGCCTTCGGTGACGATATCGTTCATAGCGCTCGCCCGGCAAAGACGACGTTGAGGCTTTTGACCCTGACTACCCAGTCCAGAGGTATCATCACGTCGTTAACCGGTTCGAGAATATCGATGTGGTGCACGCCGCTCAGCGCGCACGCCGCGTGTATCGCAGTGTGTGTGTGATCGTGGCCGAGCCAGTATTGGTTGTTCAACAGCGCGCTCAGATTGTCGTTGATCTTCGTCAGCGTCGGGTCCTGTATCGTGCCGGGATACAGCCAGACCCTGATGTCGTAATTGATCTCCATCACCTTCGGCGGATTGACCGAGATCACATCGGTGAGCGCCTGCCGTGACAGGTTGGCGATGTAGCCACGGACGAAAACCAGTTGCTCATCGGTCGGCTTCGGCAGCGCGGGCGGCTCCATCAGGCAGGTGATCAGGATCGTTGGATAGTAGTCGTGCTGCACGCTCCTGATCGCAGTGACATCGCGCAGCTCCGGCATCGCCGTCAGCGCCCAGAATTCGTAGGCTTCCGCCGTGCCGTGCGGGCTCAGCGTGTTCGGCGACAGCCAGATGCGGCGACGATATCGATCATCGCTCTCGCCCGGCAGACGTGGAATGCCGCCGGGATAGCGCGTCGCGATGGCGTCGAGGTCGGTGCCAATCGCATAGGCCAGCGTGATCGAGCGCGCCGCCTGATTGACGCGGTCGCGCAGCATCAGCTCGAAATAGGAACAGGCTTCTTGGTTGATCTTGATCGGATCGAATTCCAGCTCTTCGACATCGTACTGCGCTGCCGACGGCGGATCATAGCTCGCCCACAATTGCTTCAGCCGCGTCATGCGGTCGGCAAGGATGGTCTCAACGTCGAGCCGCTCCAGCACGATCATCGGCTGCAGGTTGGCAGGCAGGATGATCGAGATGCGCTCGGTCAGCCGGTCGGCCAGCGCCTGTCCGCCGCCGCCGATGTTGCCGCCAAAACTGGTATCGCTCATGGAACGCTCCCCGGTGTCGTGCCAATGCCAAGCGGCGGAGCGCCTGCCACCAGTCCGGGCCGCCGCTCCCACATATTGTAACCGCGAGACACCAGCCCGACCGACCGACGCATCTGCGGGCTGTCGTTGCCGAGGTGGCCACGCGGGCGATAGACGCCCTCCATCGAAGTAGTGAGCTTGCCGGTGCGCAATTCTTCCGGCGAGGTGAGGGTTGAACCATCGGCGCGGTTACTGACCCGCACGCGCTGGATTCGATAGTTAGGCTCCCACAGATCGAGGCCGGTGGCTATTGCCCAGTAGAACCGGGTGATGGTGTTGGTGGTGGCGTTCTCGCCGATCAGGTGCGGCACGAACGAACCGCACCATCGACGCAGCACGCGCTCATGATACCGCGTCGAGAAGATCAGCAGCATCGACTGCACAACGTGATCCCACCCTGTCAGCATCTTGCCGGTGTAACGGTCCATGCCGATGCGGACAGGGCTCAAGGTGATGCGGCCCTGACGCAAATCGGGCCACATGTCCAACGTGGGATCGTAGACGTAGTCGGGCATTGGCTACGCCTTTGGTACGTGGGCCTCGGTGGTCTTCGGCTGCGGCTGGTTCGGCGGGTGCTTCTTGTCCAGCTTGCGGTCCTTCTGCCGATCCTTCTGGCGTTCGTTCTGCCGCTTCTTGCGCTGTACGCTCGCCGGTGTGCCAGCAAACGCGGTCGCGCCGGATTGCGTGCGCCGGTCGTAGCGCGGCAGACGCGGCAGCTCCACGTCGTTGTCCTCGCTGCGCCCACGCGTGACCTGCGCCAGCAGCTTCTTCGCGCCTTCGCCGATCTCGCCGACCGGCTTCTCGCCCATCAGGCCCTGATCAATCCAGTATTGGACCTGTTGCAGAACCGCGAGCACGTACTTGCCCTTGCCGTCCGGCTCGCCCTTGTCGTTCTTGTCTTCCATCACACGCAAACCACCGAGCGTGTCGCTGGCGTTAGGATCGTAGATGTAGAACTTCTGCAGAATCCGCGGTGTCCTAATCATTCGTGCCATGCTGGTCTCTCCTGTTGAAGTTACTTGTCGTCGTTCGGGATCGGGTCCTTGCCGAGGATAGGCGGTTGCGAGAAAATGATCTGACCTTTTTTCACCACCACCCAGTCGCTGCCTGCGCGCAGCTTCGCACCATCCTTGTGAGAAGCAACACGAACGTCCTTGCCGATGCGAAGTGTGTGGCCGCCGTCCTTGTGCATGCGCGACTTCATCACTGCCTTGTCGCCGCCGACGTGGCCCTTCTGTTGCTGCTTGCCACCACCGCCACCACCTTGTCCACCGCTCTGGCCGCCGCTCTGCTGTTGCTCCTTTTCCTCGGGTTGCAGCCAGTGGTCGTGACCTTCCTTGGTGGTCTTGCCGCGATAGTCGTCCTGTTGGTAGCTCTCCTCATCCTGCCCGGAGCCGTCGGCGTGCTCCGGTGTCTTGAAGCCTTTGTTCGGCGCGTACGGCGCGATCATGCCCTGAGCGATGTCGCCGCCCGGACAAACCAGACTGAGCGTCTGGCCTTTCTTGTAGAACCGCTGCTCGCGCGCGCCGCCACGCATGTTCGATGTGTTGAGCCACGGCGACAGTATCTCCTTGCCGTCCTTGTCCTTGCCCATCAGCATCCGCATCTTGGTGCCCTTGACCTCGTGCACGGTGCCGACCTGATGCATGTCGGACATCTGTCGCCGCAGGTCGCTGATCTGCATAATCAAGCGCTGGGTGTCATCGCTCATTTCAGCTCGATCCTTATCTTGGTCACGGTCTTGTCGATCACCTGTTGCGCGATCTGGCGCAGCGTCATGTCAACATCGATGCGCCTGCCGCCTGTCCTCCGTTTCGGATCGGTGCCCGACACCGTCGTCATCGTCACCGGCAAGCGCCTGCCCTTCGGCGCGTAGGGCATGATCACGCAGCGGCAATGCGGATGCTTCGGGATGTGCTCCTGCGCGATCTCGTAGGGCATCGGTCCCGCCGCAGCCAGCTCTTCGCAGTCGGGGCAAACCAGCTCATCCTCTTTGCTGACGATGATCACCATCGTCTCCGGTTGCCGCTCGCCGAAGTCGTCGCTCTCGCGTCCGCCCTCCAGCTTGCGTGCCGCCGCCGGGCCGCTCTCCATCAAGCCGCCCTTCACCGTCACTTCATATTTCAGGCTGCCGGACTTGGCGCGCTGCACCTTCATCATGCCGCGTATCTGTTCGAGCCCGAGCCCGGTCTGTCGCGCCAGATTGACAGCTACCAGCGAAACCACGGAATCTCCCACCTCGTTCAGACTGGTTTCGACCACGGGTGTTGTGGCCTTCGATGCATTGCCGAGCTTACTGACGTACTTTTCCAAATCACTGGTATCGATCTGGATGAGACCACTGCCGACGCTGCTAGGTGACTTCGCCATCAGCCTCGACCTTGTCCTTCCCTTCCTTGTTCTTGACCGTCACGACGTTGGTCGAGATCGTGAAGCTCTCGATCAGGCCGTGCTCTTCATCCGGCTCCAGTTGCATGTCATCGACGCCGATCTTGCGCAGGATCGGTGCCTCGCCATGCTTGTCGGTCAGGTCGTCGCCGTGCAGTGTGGCGAACACCCCGATCTCGGAGGCAAGCGGTGCAAGCCCAACGGCGCGCAAACCAAGTCTTCGCACGCCGAGCGCAGCCTGCACCTGCTCCCACTTCGGCGCTGCCTTCTGGCTGGCCAGCGCTGCGCAGATTTCACCGGCATGATCCATGTTCGCCTCCGGATGCGCGTTGGCGACCTCGATGAACTTGTTGATCGGGTGATCCGCTGGCACCTCGACGCCGGGCGGCAGATCGGAGATCACATCGCAAACAAATGTCAGTTGACGCGCAGCCCAGCGCCGGGCGCGGTCGGTTGATGCGCCACGCTGCCCGGTGAGGCGGTCAACGGTGATGACGAAACCCTTTAGCAGCTCGGCCCAGTCGCTTTGCGGATCGCCGAACAGCGCGGCAATCGCTTGGTTCTCGACCATGTCGAGCGCGATCTCCATGCCCTCATCGGTCAACGGCGTGCTCAGTTGAACGCCGCCGGTCTCGCCCTGCACCTTGGATGCGACACCAATCTCCAGCACCAGCGCCAGCTCACGCTTGCGCCCATAGACATCGGTGCCGTTCTGATCGGTGCGGTTGTCGGCATCGGTGTACACCACGATGTAAGGCTTGGCCGCCTCGTTCAGCATCAGCGATTGCGACAGCGGTGTGTTGTCGCTGTCGAACACACGGTCGTCCGCCCATGTCGTGCCGCGCAGCGCAGCCACCGCGCACAGCCGTGTCAACATGCGGATGACGCTCATTCTTCCAACACCCTCACCAGATGCACGTCAGGCCGACCACCGGCTTCATCGTGGATGAACGTCACGTCGTAGGTCTCCAGACGGTCGGGAAAATAAACCCGGTCGCTCTTGCGCAGGCCGCATTGCAGGATCGGCTCCTCGCGGATCGACAGCGAGGTATCGACCACCGCCTGACGGTGGATGGTGGAGCCGACATCCTCAATGTTGCCGCGACTTTGCACGTAGATGCCGGTCGCCACCACTTGAGGCCGCGACGTATCGGGCACCGTGGCGCGATAGCCGCCGCCCTGTATCATCATCGGCTTTAGCACCACCGGCTCACCGAACACGCTATCGACGCGTGCATCGAGACCCTTGGTGTCGTTGGTGACTGTCATCAGCCGTGCTCGATGGTTGCCGCGACGATGGTGACCTGCTTTCCGATCAGCAGCGCCGTGGTGTCCAGCACGATCTCGAAATCGTGCACCTCATCCTCGGTGGTATCGACGCCGACGGACATGTCGTCGATCACGATGTTGCCAGCGCCATCCGAAATGGTGCCGATGGACGCATTGCCCTCGATAGAGACCCAGCCCGATGTCGGCGCGGCCAACACCAGATCATCGCCGACCAGATAGAACGACGGCACGGTCAGCAGTAGCGTTGCGAGGATGACGCTCTCGGCATTGCGTATCTCGATCTTGCCGGGCGATCCGCCGCCGTCGATGGCGTGGAGCACCTGCGTCATGCGCGCGCGTTTGACGGGCAGCGAATATTCCATGATCAGATCACCGCTACATGAGGGACGTTGCGACGAAGAAACGACAGATACAGCGCCCCGTAGGGCGACGAATTCCAGAATTCCTCCGACGACGCCGTCACCGTCTGCTTTTTGTCTGACGATCCAGAGGAGGAGCCAGAGACACGATCATAGGTCACCTGCCGGTCTCGGAAGCGAACCGACTTGACCCAGATCAAACCAGCCTCGCTGTCGATCACGGGAGGCGTGCCGCCACCGGAGCCACCGCCGCCGGTGATCAGGCCGCCGCTCGCCTTGTCGTGCAGGTAAAGATAGTGCGCAGCGGCGTACATCACCGCCATCTTCGCGTCGGGCCAGAACCACCATGTGTCCACCCACGTCATCGCCGTATCGATGGCCATCTGGA